TCAGCGCCCCAGATTGCCCGAGTTTATCAAGAAGTACTGAGATCTCACCTATAAAGTCCTTAACGACTTCTATGTTCCTAGGCTCTTGGTCACCGAACCATGGTTGGAAAACATCCTGCTGGTATTCTCCGTTGACCTTTGTGCGTCTTTTAGCTTGAGTGTACTCTCGAACCTGGTTGATCAAGCTCTGGTCAATCCCTAGCTTAGCCATGATCATGTCAAAATCTTTTCTGAAATTCCTAACAGCCCTGGAGTTTGCCAAGTCTTCAGAAAGGTATCCAAGCCCGTAATGAAACAGGTTCTGCCGCATGGCAAGTTTTCCGCGTCGCCTGTTCTCAGGGTCGTCCTCCCTGTCCCTTGCCTTCATGTCCCTGATGATATCGCCAGACTCGCCTGACCCAAAGTAGTAGTCAAACAGGGCATACAGGTCGTCAATTGGGCTAAGGCTTTCGTATAGCAGGGTGTTCTTTCGCCTGCTTCGAATTTTCTTCTCAAGGTTGGCCTTTACAAAATCAGGTGTTGTTTCACCTTGCAGGCTAGCTCGTTCTCCTTCTGCTTGCTTCCTAAGCCTTTCAGCGGTTCCCTTGCTGGGCGCTGTCCTTACTTTTACTGCCTGCTGCTCTTCCGGAGTCATAGCTGCAAGATCTGCTTCTGCTTTTGTATACCCGCCGAAAAGTCGTGCCTCCTTTTCGTCCGGGTCGAATCCAGGCCTGTCCGCCGCCACCGCTGCGTCGGCAGCGCGTAGCCGGCTCAGGATCGATGGATCGAGGGTCGACGCCGTTGCTGTTTTTTCGGGGGTCTGGACCCCTGGTAGGATTTCGCTGGAAATGGGTGTAGGAGCCACGGAGAGCCCCGTTTCCCCTGAGGGTGGTACTTGGACACCCCCCTCGGCCATAACGGGCGCTGGTGCCTTCTTAGCGGCGATCTTGTTCTCGAGGAACGACGCCACCTCTTCCTGCGGGAGCTGGCCTCCGGTCGACCTGCTGATGGTCTCGGCCAGGGCGGTGGTCGCGTCTGCGACTACGTTCTGGGGTTCCCCGCTCTCGATGAGGTATCGGAGCTCGTCGTACTTGCGCTTGAAGTACTGGCTCTCGTTGATGACCTTGGTGATCTCGTCTTCGAACTGAGCGAGGTTCTGGGCTGCGGGCTGGGCCCCAGCTGCCGGAGCGGAGGGGGCGACAGCAGCTGGGGTTTGTTCTGGCGTTTTCCATCCACCCCAGGACTTGGCCTTAATTGGTTCCCTGGGCGCGAGCTTGCCTTCGAGCTGGACGTCAACGACCTGCTCGGCGTTCTTGAGCCCCTGCTCTAGCTGGTCCTGGATCTTCTTGTTCTTCTTGGCCATCTTACTCCACCCTCTTAGAGGGTATAGACTCTCTATGTATATCTGTAAAACCAGAATCTAAGAGGGTATATTTATTACCCTCTAAGTATATCCATTCTTGTCAAGGGGTCCGCACATTAAGATTCCTTATCAGATGGGTATGTCAGTCCGGTAGGTCGGGTAAGCCCCCAACAGTCAGTAAGCGAGAAAAAGCCACGGGGAGACCCCCCGTTTTCCAAATCTTGGCTCGGGGTAGAACCCTAGCCCGTATAAGCACTCCCAATCCCCCGCGCTGCGGGGGAAGCCAGGAGTGCCGCCGGTACAACGGCGATAACGTGAGAGGGGGTGAGAGAGATGGAGGAGCTGCGAGGTTTCTTCCTGCTGGTAACGAGTCGTAAGTACTCGAGCAACGGCAACACGGTTGTCGAGCTAGAGGATATCTACGGCGAACCAGTGGCGATGTTGTCGGTCAACACCGACGTGAAGCTTCCGGATAATCACTTCTACCTGAAGGATTATACCGAGAACGAGCTCATCGCAAGGGACCCGAAGGTCCTGGCCCTGATCAGCAAGTGCGCTGACCACAAGCCGGTATCGTCAGGGTTCGTTACGGTGCACTGCCACGTCGTGAACGAGGCATAGGGAGGGCAAGCTCCCTAGCCCGTAGGAAGGGGGTGATCAGGATGCCGTACAGGTGTGACCTATGCCTGGAGGAGCTCATCCAAGGTGCGTTCGACTGCGTAGTCGTGTACCGGACGGATGGCAAGTTCAGGTGGTACCACCCGTGCTGCGCGGTAGTCGCTCTAGGCAAAACAGAAGCCGAGGCGTGCTGCGAGAAGCACTGGCTGGAAAGCAAGTAGCGAGGTAAGGGAAGTTCCCTCACCCGTAGAAAGGAGGTGATTTGTATGTAACGCGCAGTAGCAATCTAACCCCCTCGTGGGGAATCCTTGGGTTCAGGGATGTTCCCTGACCCGTATATGCCGCTACGCGGCAGGAAGGAGAAGCTATGCCTACGGCATACTTCAAGACCGCCCTGATTCAGGGCGATATGAACCACGAGGCGGCTAGAGCGCTAGCCCCCAAGGGGTTCAATGGGTCCTGGACTACGGTGTATAACCGTAAGACAGGTGCACCTGAGCAGGCCTTCACGATTGAGGAGCGCTCAATCGATGAGACCGGCAAGGTCAAGGTGACTGGCTATTTCAATGCCATCGCCACTGATCCGGCCGTAATCGAGGCTCTCTCGGGTATGCAGTGGACGGTTGCCGAGCTCGTTGGTGAGCTCATCTACAACCGTGACACTAAGTACATGCAGTTCCTCATCACGGAGGTTCGCCCGGCTAGCGCCTAGTCTACCTCAACGATCAGCGGGTAGGGGGGTACGCTCCCCTACCCGTTGACGTGTGTTCTGGCAGGTACGCCCTGGCCCGTGGAAAGTCGGGGAAGCTTGCTCAGCATGGCGAAGCCCTCTCATTAAGCTTGCTTAACTTGATGATTGCAGCTCTGGATACGACTGCAAGCCTTCTCAACACAAGCATGCTCATGTGATAAGGTGAGTGGGGTGGCAAGGGGAAGTGAAGTATTACACTTTCTTGCTGCTCTCTTCGGGATAGGGGTGTTCCCTGCCCCGTATAAAATCCTACCAAATCTGGTAGGTGTTAGGCTGCCTCAGGCAGCAGGAAGGAGTTTACAATGCCAATCGCATTTGTAAACAAAGCCTTGGTTCAAGGCGATATGAACCACGCAGGTGCCCGTCAGGCGCCAAAGGGTTTCAACGGCAGTTGGAATCAGTTGTATGACCGCAAGACTGGTCAGCCGGAGCGTGTCTTCACGATTGAAGAGCGAACAACCGATGAGTCTGGAAAGACCAAGGTTACAGGCTATTTCAATTGTGTAGCCAAGACTCCAGCAATCATTGAGGCTATCGAAGCAGCCCAATGGACAGAGGTCAGTCTTGTTGGAGAACTAGTCTACAATCGGGATACCAAGTATCTCCAGATTGTAGTCAACGAGGTTGTTCCAGCAGAATCAGTCAAGTAATCTGAACCCAGGTTGAAGGCCATCCGAGCAATCGGATGCGCCTTCAACTTGGAATCAGCAGGCTTGTCCAACATGGCGAGAACGATAAGGAGTTGATAATGAACTGCCAGGTATGTGGATGCGCAGCATGTTATCACAATGACTGCTGCGACCACAAAAATCCAATGCCAATCGACGATAGCATGGACTATATGGAATGGTACGATGAGTACATGACAGGGGCAGACCTGCCAAGCTACGAAAAGATTAAGAAGAAGGAGAAGCCACAATGAGATGTCAGGCTATGGCTAAAGACCATAGGTTGTGTATGTTTCCACCCTTGAAGATAGTCAAAGGTAAGAAAAGGCTATGTATTCCTCATGCGGACGCATTCTTCAGGGGTGAACGGCTCAAGTGGGCGCCAAAGCGCTTGCTTGAATACGACCTTCAGCAACGCATGGAATTGGCAGTCAAACTTGAAGCCGTCAGGCTTCTACAAATGGAGGTGTAACAATGCAGGCAGAACCTTGTACAGACTGGGGAACTACGAGTTTCCTAATCGGCACAATCACTGGCATGATAGCATCATGGGCAGTGATGATTTATGTATCGATAATCAGAAAGGAGGATAGATAATGGACGGTCAGTTGTTTCTAACCGAAGCAGCATGGGATGTGTTGACCACCGCAGTAGGCGTATTCATTGCGCTCATTGCGTTCAACCTTGTAGACTATATCAAAAACGGAGGCTAGTATGGGATACGACATCTATACTTCTCAGTCTGACTCAGTTCAGGCAGAGAAGTTCGCTCGCAAGTATGGGTATGGATACCTATTCGAGCACGATGAAAAGCTCAGCGTTGAACAACTTATGAGCAGGACATCGGTAGATGGTGGCTCCAAATTTGTAGGCGATCCAAGAGTCTACTATCGGGCCAATATCTGGACGATGAGCGAGGTACGCAAGTACTTCGTAGACCTATTCAATGAACTGCCAGAAACGCAGCGTGAAGAGAAGTTCCAACTCTTCAATGACTTCATCGAGGCTATCAGTTGGAACGAAGGCAGGCATGTCAAGACTCAGGACATCTTGACTATCCTCCAAACAATCCAGTACTTCGGCCAGGATGTAGGGCAGAATGAGTATGTCGAAGAGTTCATCGAGTACATGGAGATTGCCTCAACACTAGGTGGATTCAGAGTCTGGTAAGAGAAAGCAACAAACCGTAGTAATAAATGAGGGCAAAGCCCTCATTTATTACCAAACTTCAAGCGTGCGCAACTTGGCGACGGCGTGCGTTCTTCGGGTGAGGGGCGTTCCCTTGCCCGTATAAAAACCTTCTGAAAGGAGGCGTTATGTCGGACGAAATCAACGGTAGAATAGGGTATGAGTTCGCAAGCAAGGAACATGCAGCATATCATTTGTCTGCATTCAACACAATCGTAGAGGTTATGGCCAAGCTAGCAGAGAATCCGGCAGGAATTCTCAATCTATTCCCCAACTATTTCCTTGATGTAGTTGATGAATCAGTAGCACGAGGTGTATTCAATACGCGAGAAGAAGCATTCGAGAGTGCAGCCAATGCACTTGTAGGATTGTTCGCTATCAATCAGCGTATTGCATTCATGTTTGCAACAGAAGTAGCCGAATCAATTGGCGGTATGTTGCCAAACGAAAGGCTCATGATTGACCCAATTGAGCGAGAAAGGCAGGACACACCAATGACAGAAGAGGAGGTGATGAATGAACTAAGGCGTATCATAAATACAAATAGTAACGGAGGTATTCAGTGATTGATGAACTCGAAGTAGAAAAAGGTTGTGATGGTATCAATCATAAAGTAAAGATTGATTTCGTTACATTCATTGAACATCCAGATGAAGTCTGGCGCAAGGTAGCAACAGGCACACTGAAGGATGTCAATAGAATAGTGCAACAATACATGGATGATAAAGCACCCAATGCAGATGCATTCTTTGATTATTGTTGCGATGCTTGCAAGGAGGCAGTCAATGTCAATGGACCTAGATGAACTAAGAGATAGGCTACGCGAAGCGCGTGATAGCATTAGCAATGCATCATCCAATATGGAAGATGTAAAGAGCAATGCTAACTATGCAGTGAGCGAAGCAGACGATGCGTATGCCAAGATTGACGACATCATCGACAATCTTGATGCGTATCTAGCAATCGATGTTGACCAGCACCGGACAATCCTAGCGTTGAACCACAAGTTGGTCAAGATCCTAGCATACATTGGTGTGCTACTTAGGGATGGTGCAAAGGGAGATGGAGTCAGCTCAGTAGATGAGCGAGACCTACACTCCATCAGCAACATTCTTGAGACGCTCTTCTTGTTCGATGGTGATACTGGTGCAGTAATCAGGCTCAATCCATATTACGAGACGGGCTACCAATACGGTAATAGTTCATGGGTTATCATGAAGAAGACAGAGGAGGTTAACAATGGGTAAGAACGAAGTAACCGTACTTAAGAAGGGTGTACCTAAGTTGCGTGAAGTCAAGGATTATGACCAGCAGATTAACATCTCGCTCGATAGCGTGGAAGCGTTGAAGCAGGCGTTCGATTCTGCAATCCCGCAGTTGGGTCGTGAACTTGCCAAGCAGTACAATTCATACGGCAGGAAGGCAGCGCTCGAAGCCACTGGTCTGGCAGCAGATGTGTCTATTGCGTTGGCACCTATCACAGATACAGGGTATCATGGTAGAATCAACGCTCTTGCACTGGCAGCAGGTTACGAGGCAGAATCCTGGACAGTCACAGACAAGTGCGGCAACACGAAGCGTGTTGACTGGGATGATTTGTATGAGGATGGTTCCGAGGTCGAACTCGTTATTCGCATCTCGCGCAAACTCAAGGACGTCAAGGAACTGAACAAGTCCGGCGTCAAGTAACTACGAGGGTGCAGGGGGTGGGCATTTGCTCACCCCCACACGCTCGCAAGGAGGGAATATGTGCGACAAGTACAATGGCTGGAACAACTACGAGACATGGAACGCCATGCTATGGATGAACAACACTGATGGTGTGATGGAAAGCATCGCAGATGGATTGCAAAACAGAGTCCAAGAATATATAGATGATGATGGCAACTTCGAGAAAGAAGATTTTTTACAGTACTCAGAGATCCACATCCAGGAAGCATTTGCAAATGTATTTATTTATCAATCCGAAGATCCAGTAAGTTGGCATGAATCAAACTATGGCCCAATCAGTGACGCAATAAGCACATACCTTGGCATGATAGACTGGCGGGAGATAGCACAGGCAGTGTATGAAGACAACAAAGACCATTGGAAGGGGGCTATATGACAGACTGGAGAGAGATTACATCCAAAGAATTCGATGACGGATATGGATATAAGGTTATCCATGATGACTATCCAGTAGAGTATTACGACCGTCAGTTCAAAATCTATGCAACTCGTGGCGCTGCCAAGTACATCCCGGTAGATGTATGCATCAACGCAGAGGATGCAGAAGAAGAAAACCATCTCAATGACAAGCTCAAGAATGCAGTGGCATATGTGCCATTGTATCTATTCGCTCACAGCAATGTGAGTGTTAGCACCGAGCCATACAATGACCCATGGGATAGCGGTCAATGTGGCTTCGCAGTACTAGAGCAGGAGGAGGGTGTATCATGGGGACCTGAAGCAGTCGAGGCACTCAAGGCCATGGTTAGAGAGTACGATGGAGTACTCCGTGGCAGTGTTGTAGGTTGGCAGATTACCAAGCGTGAGACATGCGACAAGTGCATGCATGAGAATGTCGAAGTCATAGAGTCGATTGGTGGATACATCAACTTCAACTTCAAAGACATCGACAACCTCATCGAGCTGGAAATCTTGCCGATGATTGAGAACCATCGTAGCGCATTGAAGGAGGCAGAACATGCTAGCAACGCAACGGCAATCGGAAACGATTAGTCTAGACTACGACAAGTTCCTTAGGTATGTGGACCGCAGGTTCCAGGAAATCTGCGGTCTATCTATCCATGATGTAGAAGACTTTGACTTCAATGACTTCTACCCAGGTGAAACGGCTGAGAAGATTGTGTATGCACAAGCAGTGCGCGATGCTGCATCTGCATGCCTAACCAATGCAGCCGGGTCATCACTCTCGACAACAGCTACGAAGATACTCCTCGGAGTTCCAGAAGTTGTATGCGAAGAATGCGGTAGGAAGTTCGACCTAACCAGTGAAGTAGATGCAGAGCAGTACGAGTACGGACACGACTGCGAAGCATAACACCTATGCCCTATCAGTGGAATCCTTCCACACTGATAGGGCATTTTTTTTCAACAACCCCACCCCGTATAACTTGGCGGTAGGGTTAGTTGACCAGCTCTTTCTTAAATGTTTTCGACGGGGACTTGCGTGGCGGCGGCGGGGGAGTTTCTATTGACTTTGCCTTGTCGAATCCCATTGACACCAGGGTCTCCTTGACACTTGAGAATGCGTCCTTCCAACCCTCGTCGTACGCATCGTCGTATGTCTCCTGCAAGAGATTGCCTACCTCTTCCTTTGCGTGATCGCATATGGCTACCTCGCACGAGCAAGGGATCACCAACTTCTTGACTGCCATGTTACCCCCTAAAGCTAGCTGTCGACTTGATAAATCGCAGCTCGCAGATTCCGGTAGCACCGTTGCGATGCTTCGCAATCTTGCAGCTCACACCCTCGACAGGTCGGGTGAAGTCTGGCTCTTCCCTGCGCCACAGCATGAGCACCAGGTCGGCGTCCTGCTCGATGGCACCGGAGTCACGCAGGTCGGACAAGCGTGGCTCGCCCGACTCACGGTACTCCGACATACGGCTCAGCTGCGACAGCGCAATCACCGGCACGTCGAGCTCACGAGCTAGGGCCTTGAGTGCCCGGCTGATGTCGGCCACCTCGTTGACCCGGTTCGAATCCTTGCGGCCCTTGTCCGGGGACATGAGCTGCAGATAGTCGACGATGATCAGGTCGATGCCGTGTGCTGTGGCAATCTTCCTGCACTTGCTGCGCAGTACGGATGGCGTGGCAACCGGTGAGTCGTCGACATAGATGCCGAGCTTGGCAATGCGCTGCGCTGCCTGGTCAATCTCGACGAGCTGCACCATGTCCAGCCCACCATGACGGATAGCCTGGAGAGGTACACCACTCGCACTCGACAGGATGCGTGCGCCAACCTGCTCTGCACTCATCTCGATAGAAAAGATCGCAACCTTCTTTCCTACCTGCGCCGCAGACAAAGCCATCGACGTGGCGAGGGCAGTCTTGCCCACGCTCGGGCGAGCTGCCAGGATGACGAGGTCAGACTTCTGCCAGCCACCTGTCACGCCGTCAATACCGCTGATACCACTAGGGACTCCGGGACGTACGCCGTCCATGACAATGGACTTGATCCTGCCCTGCGTTGCGCTCATCAGTGCCTGCGCATCGGACCAACGTGACGAACGCCGCTTGTTGCTGATGTGAAAGAGCGCCTTCTCCGCATCGTCAAGCGCCACCTCGGCATCCTCAGGCATGCGCCTGGCAATGTCGACGATCTCAGTGCCGGCCTTGGCCAGGCTGCGTAGCATAGCCATGCGGTCGACGATCTCGAAGTAGCTGTCTGCATTGACAGAGTTCGGCGTCTCATTCATCAGGTCGCTGATGTATGACAGGCCACCGATGTCATCGACCTGGCCACGTGACATGATGTTCTCTGCAACGGTGACGGTATCCACCGCCATGTTCGCACCATGTACCTGGCGAATAGCCTCAGCTACGATGGCGTTGCGCCGGTCGTAGAAGTCCTGCGGGTCCAGCTCGATGTCGTTTAGTAGATCCTGATCGATGAGAATAGACCCAAGCAGCGAGCGCTCAGCCTGTGTGTTATTCGGTGTCGTCGTCGTCGTCATCCTTGTCCCTCTCTCTCTGCCACATGTAGCAAGGCTTCATCCTACCACGTTCGATACGCTTGCGGTACTTCCCGCACACAGGGCATTCGCCTGTGATGTCCCCATCGTCAGTGTCGATAGAGGGCTTCGAGTATGTCGATTCCATCCTGCGTTACCTCCAGCTTAGGTGCTTGACCACAACGGTACTCAAAGATTGTACCATGAATCGGGGTGTTCTTGTCTTCGGTCTCGACGCACCCCCACGTCCCGCACGTGTTGCAACCAAAGGACGTAGCGAACCTGCTGTCCCTGATCATCACGTAGTCCTTGTGTCCTAGCTCGTACATTGACTCCATTCCCTTAGCCTCCAGCTTTCCGATCCTGGTCCGGCTCCGGAAATACTTGCTCCTATCTGCCGCCATATACGCAAGGCCTCCAATACTCTTTGCATACTACCACATTTATCCTGCCTTTCCATAGTGGTGCCAGCTTCTTGAAAGCTGCCGGTGACAAGTCTATCACACCATGCTTGTTCTTGCATGCGCGGCAGAAGTCCCTAACCCATACCACCACGCACCTGCCGTTAGACAGCCTGCACACCTTGACCCGGTACGGATCGTCGCCCCACCTCCAGCTACCCACAGCAGCGTAGAGGACCCGCTCCCCCGAAAGGTAAGGGGAGCAGGTCCTCAAGTAACCATCGTGGCACCGGCCACCATCACCGTACCACGTGGCGTCGCCTTCGCCTGGCATCGTGGCTTGGCTTATACCTCCAAGCATCACGGCCAGGCCTAGCACTAGCTTAATCATCTATATCCTCCGTACTCCTGCCGTTGATCTGTGCACTCATATTGCACACGTCACAAGTACGGTAGTCGACATGCTTGTGCTTTGTCAAGGGGTCAACCCTATCCCTGCCACCCAGGGATTCGTATTCGATTCCGAACTGACGACAGTACTCCCGCAGCCCCAAGCCAAGCCTCTTGGCGTCTGCCTTGAAGATACTAAGGACGTCGTCTGCCGGCTTCTTGGTCACGCCACTTGCCAGCTATGAGTAACGCCATCTGTCTTGCCGAGTCAGGGCCAAGAAGGTCCTTACCCTCAGCGAGTACCTCTGACGTCGACGGCTTGGTGTTGTGTACGATCTGCGCCTTCCATCCACTTGGGCCATAGATCATCATGAGACTGGCAACCTTCTTGCCGCTCACGGTGATGGGAAGGGTCTCTACTTCCGGCATCATTCGATCTCGTCTTCTCCTCTTGATACCTCTGACCACTTGTCTTGCCCAAGAGCAATGAGAATGGCAGCGTAGTTGATAGTGTCGATCAAGGCGTCGTGAACTTCTGGTGTGTACCAGTCCGGGTTCATCTCCACCCTGCCGTCAACGATCTTACCATTCATGGATCGAGCGATGCGATTCACCTTGTCCATTGCCATGCGAGAGAAGACACCGTGAGGCCCAAGGTTTTCCACGTTGGCCGGACCATACGATCCCTGCCTGGACACCATGATCTCATGTGCCTCCGCATATACTGACCGGAAGTAATCGCTGAACGTGCGCGGTACCTTCATGCTACTTCTTCCCGAGGTAGACGAAGATGAGCGCAGATACAGCGACTGCTGTGCTCGGTCGATCAGCTCCGATTGCTGCGAAGACAGCAGCGGAGATAGCGATCCTGTGTGCGAGATCCCCTCTTTCAACAGCCACTCGTACCGATTTGATTGCTCCCTGTACTTTCCCTTGTCGTTCCGGTCTCTCATCGGGTGTCGTCGCCATTGGCGCCCTCCTTAGCCAGAGCATCAGCAGCGCGAGCTGCAATGACATGTGCATCTGGAATCTCCAACTCTTTCAGCCTGTTGTTGATGAGCTCGAAGATCTGCGCCCAGGCAACGCACAGATCAATGCTACTTGGTTTCTTCTTCGGACGTTGCATTCTTACCTCCAACCAGCTCGAGGAAGTCTGTCTCCTCGATTACCACGAACACGCGGCGCTTACTGCCCGAGCCGGGGGCATCCCCGACTACGAGCAGCGCTACCTGATCTGCCTTGCGCGGGATGGCCGATAGCCACCGCCAGTACTTCTCGCTGAACATCTGTCCGCACTTGGCCTGGATGTTGAACTGCCCCGCAGCCACATCCTCTGGACCTCCATACTGACCGACTCGTTTGCCGCCAAACTTGTGAGCCACCTCCCGCTCGAACGCATTTCCCCTCGAGCGGTTGAGTCGCCCACGCCTAGCTGCGTCACTCATCGATATCCTCCAGGAAGACAGGCATCCCACGCCCGATGTATGCACCGGCCACGTTGTAGTCAAAGTACTCCAACGCCTGGTCCCATGCATCCCTGGCAAGCTCCGCCCTCTCCTCGTCCGTTGTGTTTACCCGCTGATTGATCTCCTTGATGATGTCGTCAGCGATGATATCGAGCATGGCCTTCTTGCTGTAGATGTAGATGTAGACACGCCCACCTTCGGTGAACTGCTCGCCCACACCGATCAACGCATTGTCAAAGCCATCGGCTTTCCACGCCTCGATATCTTCGATGAACTTCATCGAAAGATCCCTACGCATTCTTCTTCCCGCGCAGGGCACCGTAGCGCAGCGGCGAGATGTCGGACACCAGCATGGTGTAGTACATCTTGCCATTGTACTCACGGTCCTCGTTCAGCTTGCCAACCACGTGTACGTTAGGACGTGGATCCTTCTCCTGTGAGAGGGCCCACTCGTACACCTTGCCGACGTGATCGTGCGAGTCAGCGTCGAAGAACCGTAGCGTGATGTAGGCGTAGCGGTCAGGGGCCGCACTGCTGCGGTCGCTGTCTGCCCACTCCTCATACGCTGCGGTCTGCATGGTGCCGTACACTTCGAGGTAGCTGTTTCCGTTCTTGGAAACCTTGTTGTTTGGCGACTTCTTGTCGCTCAGCCAGATGTCTAGTCTTGCCATTAGAAATCCACTCCATCAAAGCTATCACCGGTCTTCTTCGGTGCCGGTGTCTTGACCGCTCCCTTGACGATCTCCTTGGCCCTCTCCCAAGTCTCGTCGTCCGTCTTGGCGTCGGCCTCTGGGTCGTCGCCAGTCGGGATGAGGAACCCTGTAAGTAGAGCATACTTCAGTGCGCCTGTCGCTGCTTTGTACACAGCCTTGTCGCCCGAGTCTGCTCCGGTGCCAACCGACTGCCACGTGATCGTCTCGCCTGTGTCGCCGTCGGTCAGCGTCCACGTGAAGCGCAACGTGATGAGCGCCTGCTTGCCGCTAGGGGTAAGCCCTTCGCTGATCACGTCGATGTTGGTCGGGGTCATAGACACGTTGAGCTTGGTCAGCTCAGCTCGTACCTTGTCCGCAACAGCGCTAGCCTGTACGAACTTGTACCCCTGGGCAGAGTTCGTGCCGCCCTTCTCCACGTAGCCAACGGCCTGCATGACCTTGGCAATTTTGCTAGCGAGTGTCGTCTTGGCTTCTGCCATGATTACCCCCTGCACTTGGTGAGCCACTGGCATCCTGCGCATGGCCACTTCTTCTTAGGATCCTCTCCCTCAGCGAGGGGAAGACGCCAGGGGATACGCCCCTGACTTAGAAACTTGTTGCCTGTCTTAAGGACACGCAACGCTTTCTCCTGCCACTCGTCACCAACGGTGTACTCCGCAATGCGGAAGTCGTCCTTGCTGACGTACACAACCCTAGCATGTACCTGAGCACCGGTCAAGTGCTCACGTGCCATCGCATACGACGCAGCTTGGATTGCGTGCTCTGGCTTCGGCCCCTTCAGGTAGGAGAATCCACGAGAGTTCATCGACTTGAGCTCGATGACCTCTTCGTTGTCGTCGCCCTTCCACGTCACGAGGATGTCGATGTTGCCGGAGAATCCCATCTCCTCCCACAGCACAGGCACCTCGAACTGGATGGAATCGAAAAGCCCCGACGCTTCCAGCTTCTTGTACAGGACGTCAGCGATGACGTGCCCCTGTTCAAAGATGCGGTAGAGCCGAGGCTCGAACGGGTCGCTGGGCTCGACGTTGTTGTACGCATAGTACTGCGCACGTAGGCAGCCGCCCAGTGTGCTGCCACGGAACGGCGTGCTCGCCGGTCGCTCCGTCCGGGTGTTCTGCAATCCTAGGTCAAACGCTTGAGCTACCGTGTTCATACGCCCTCCAAACAAAAAGACCCACAGCGGGTCCGTCCACTGTGGATCTTAGAGCATGCGCTCTAGGCTGTCAAGCCTTGCGCACAATCAGGCACCGCTTGTACGGCGCCTCTCCCTTTGATGAAGCAATGCCCCGGAACTCCGACTCGGAGATAACC